AAAAAAGATTTAGAAGGAAAATACGGTCAAGTAAATATTAATTTAGAAGACGGAACATATACAGAGATAGAAAAAGAAAAGTAAAATGGACAACATTATAAGAAAAATCAGTATTGGATCTGATTATAAAAATGATGCCATGCACTATTCTGTTGGACAAGAAGTATATGGCGGGCACACTATATCTCACATACTGCTAGAAGATAAAGATTTATCATATAACATTTATATAAAAAAGAACGATGAGGTATTACCTTGGAAGAAGTTTAATTCTAACATGGCTATATCAATCGAGTATGATCTTAAGTACTAATGAGAAGTGTGTATGATTTTATCGTTAAGCCGATAGGTGAAAGATATTCTAATACAAAAAAAATAGGTGATAAGGAATTAGTTTTAAATACTAAAGTTGAAGGTTGGAAATTTGTAAATAGATTTGCTGAAGTAGTATCAACACCTCTCGCTATTGCAACGCCTGTTAAACAGGGTGATATAGTTGTAATACATCAAAACATTTTTAGAAGATTTTATAACATGCAAGGTAAGCAGACAAATAGTAGATCTTATTTTAAAGATGATTTATATTTTGCTAGTGTAGACCAGGTTTATTTGTATAAAAGAAATAAATATTGGAACTCTTTAAACGATAGGTGCTTTATAATACCTATTAAAAATAAAGATATTCTATTAAACAAAAAAGAATTAAACAATATTGGTATACTAAAAATAGGTAATAGCTTCTTAGAAGAGCTAAGAATAACTCCAGGACACATAGTTACTTATAAAGCTGGGTCAGAATGGGAGTTTAATATAGACGGTGAGCGTTTGTATTGTATGAAATCAAATGATATTTTATTAGAACATGGATATAAAGAAGACCAAAAAGAGTATAATCCAAGCTGGGCAAAAAGCAGTTGAAGAGTTAATCAAAGTAGCTAAAGAAGCTATTGTTGATTCAGATGATGATATATCAGCTGACAGACTTAAGAACGCTGCCGCTACAAAAAAACTAGCTATATTTGATGCGTTTGAAATACTACAACGCATACAAGAAGAAGAGAATATGTTAAATGAAAAACCTAAAGAAGTTAAAAAAGAAAGAGCTTTTAAAGGTTTTGCTGAAGGTAGATCTAAATAATGTATACTCAAGATCTTTATAAAGTTTTAGATGATTATATAAAACCACATATAATCAAAAAAAACAATAGATATAAAAAATGGAAATATGGTTATAACAAAGAGCATGATGTAGTTGTTATAAGTAAGACTGGTCAAATAGGTGAGATATATGAAATACAAAATTTAAAAATAGCTCTACCAAAACAACCAAAAGACGTACATAAGTTTAAGTCTAATACTTGGGAGCAAACCCCTATACCTGTTGAATTAAAGAAAATAAAAACGATATTTGATTGGGAGAGATACCCTGTTGATTTCAAGGAGAAATGGTATGATTACATTGATAAAGAATTTACTCGCAGAGACGAAGGCTTTTGGTTCTATAATAAAGGTGTGGCTACTTACATTAGTGGTACTCATTTTATGTACTTGCAGTGGTCCAAAATTGATGTTGGGAAGCCAGACTATAGGGAAGCAAACAGATTATTCTTTATCTTTTGGGAAGCTTGCAAGGCAGATCCACGATCCTATGGGATGTGCTACCTTAAGAACAGGCGTTCCGGGTTTTCTTTCATGGCCTCTGGAGAGGTGGTCAACATGGCAACCATATCAAGTGACTCCAGGTATGGTATACTTTCAAAGTCCGGTCCTGATGCAAAGACGATGTTCACAGACAAGGTGGTTCCAATTTCAGTTAATTATCCCTTCTTTTTCAAACCCATCCAGGACGGAATGGACCGTCCAAAGACCGAGCTTGCCTACCGTGTCCCCGCCAGTAAGTTCACCCGTAGAAAACTTACCACAACCCCTGACGAAACCCAACAGGAATTACAGGGACTTGACACGACCATCGATTGGAAGAACACCGGTGATAACTCCTATGATGGAGAGAAACTCAAACTCCTCGTCCACGATGAATCGGGTAAATGGGAACGTCCGAACAACATCCTCAACAACTGGAGGGTTACGAAAACCACACTACGATTAGGTAGTAGAATTATTGGAAAGTGTATGATGGGTAGTACCTGTAATGCGCTGGACAAAGGTGGTGATAACTTTAAAAAACTATATTATGACTCCGACGTTACAAAACGAAACCGCAACGGACAGACTCGCTCGGGATTATATAGTTTGTTCATACCTATGGAATGGAACTACGAAGGATACATTGATTCTTATGGCGTACCTGTATTCGAAACACCAGAAACTGAAAGTGTTGGACCGCATGGAGATATAATAGATTTAGGTGTAATTGAATATTGGCAAAACGAAGTAAACGGTTTAAAAGGAGATCAAGATGCTTTAAATGAATTTTATAGACAATTTCCAAGAACTGAAGAACATGCTTTTAGAGATGAAGCAAAGCAATCTCTTTTTAATTTGACAAAAATTTATGAGCAAATTGATTTTAATGGAGATTTAAAACACAGTAATTTAGTTACTAAAGGTAGTTTCCAATGGAGAGATGGAATAAAAGATACTAGCGTTATATTTGTTCCAAATAGCAATGGCAGATTTTTAGTAACTTGGGTTCCACCTGAAAACTTACAAAATCGTGTAATAGTAAAGAATGGGGTTAAATATCCAGGTAATGAGGATTTAGGTGCTTTTGGTTGTGATAGTTATGATATATCTGGAACAGTGGATAGTAGAGGTTCTAATGGTTCGTTGCATGGATTAACTAGTTTTAGTATGCTAGACGTTCCACCTAATCATTTCTTTTTAGAATATATAGCTAGACCTCAAACAGCAGAGATATTTTTTGAAGATGTACTTATGGCCTGTGTTTTTTATGGCATGCCTATATTAGCGGAAAATAATAAACCTAGATTGTTGTATCATTTTAAAAGAAGAGGATATAGAGGTTTTTCAATGAATAGACCTGACAAAATATATAACAAGTTATCTGTTACTGAAAGAGATATTGGAGGTATACCAAACTCAAGTGAAGATATAAAACAAGCACACGCTGCTGCAATAGAAACTTATATAGAAAACTTTATAGGTTTACAAGATAAGGGTTATGGAGACATGTATTTTCAAAGAACTTTAAATGATTGGAGTAGATTTAACATAAACAATAGAACAAAGCATGATGCGTCTATAAGTTCTGGACTTGCTTTAATGGCATGTAACAAAAATAGATACAGACCTGTACCAAAAAGACAAGTTATATCTTATGATTTGGGTATAAAAAAATATGATAACACTGGTATTGTTTCGAAAATTATAAAATAAATGAATATAAATTATAATACTAATAGCGCTTTTCCCAATCAGGTGGTACCTTTGGAGGAAAAATTAAGTATGAAGTATGGTAGTCAGGTTGCTGATGCTATACAATCAGAATGGTTTGCGCAAGGTAGAACTAATGGAAATAGGTATTTAACAACCTTTAACAATTATCACACTCGTAGATTATATGCTAGAGGTGAACAATCAACTCAAAAATATAAAGATGAATTATCTATAAATGGTGATTTATCTTATTTAAACTTAGATTGGAAACCAGTGCCTATATTATCTAAATTTGTAGATATACTTACTAATGGTATTTCTAATAAAGATTATGATATAAAAGCTTATGCTAATGATCCTATGTCTGTTAAAAAGAGAACAGACTACGCTACTAGACTAGCTATGGATATGTATGGTCAAGATATTATAGAAGAAGTAAAAGCTACTACAGGACAAGATATATCACAAACAAATATACCAGCAGTTGATCTTCCTAAAACAATGGAAGAAATGGAACTTCATTTACAACTATCTTATAAACAATCAATTGAGATAGCTGAAGAAGAAGCAATAACACAAACGTTAGATAAAAATAAATACGATTTACTTAAACGTAGGTTAAATTATGATCTAGTTACATTAGGTATTGCAGCTGCAAAAACAAATTTCAATACAGCTGAAGGTATAACTTTAGATTATGTTGATCCTGCTTATATGATTTATTCATATACAGAAGATCCTAATTTTGAAGATATATATTATGTTGGAGAGGTTAAAGCTGTTACTATTCCAGAAATAAAACAACAATTTCCAAACATATCTGATGACGCGTTAGAAAAAATTCAAAAGTCTTATAGTAATAATAATTATATTTACGGTTGGGGTGCTTACGATGAAAACACTGTTCAAGTTTTATATTTTGAATATAAGACTTATATGGATCAAGTATTTAAAATAAAACATACAGATCAAGGTTTAGAAAAAGCATTAGAAAAACCAGATACTTTTAATCCACCAGAAAGTGATAATTTTAATAAAGTTTCAAGAAGTGTAGAGGTTTTATTTGAGGGTGTAAAAGTGTTAGGAACAGATATGATGCTTAGCTGGAAAATGGCTGAGAACATGACTAGGCCATTAGCTGATACAACTAAAGTAGAAATGAATTATGCTATTTGTGCACCTCGTATGTATAAAGGTAGAATAGAATCTATTGTTAGTAAAACTATAGGTTTTGCTGATATGATACAATTAACTCATTTAAAACTACAACAGGTTATAGCTAGAATGGTTCCTGATGGTGTATTCTTAGACATGGATGGGTTAGCGGAAGTTGATTTAGGTAATGGAACTAATTATAATCCAGCTGAAGCATTAAACATGTATTTTCAAACTGGTTCTGTAGTTGGTAGATCACTTACTCAAGATGGTACTATGAACGCTGGTAAAGTACCTGTTCAAGAATTATCCACCTCTTCAGGTCAAGCTAAAATAGGTTCTTTAATAAATACCTATAATTACTACGTACAAATGATACGGGATGTAACAGGATTAAACGAAGCTAGAGATGGTAGTTTACCAGATAGAGATACTTTGGTTGGTTTACAAAAAATTGCAGCTCAACAGTCTAATATAGCGACTAAGCATATTAACAATGCTAGTTTATATTTAACGTTAAGATTATGCGAGAATATATCTAAAAAATTAGTTGATGTTCTTAATTTTCCATTAACAGCTATGATTTTGGAATATTCTTAGATCTTGAACCAGATGAAGAAGAAAAAGCTCAACTAGAACAAAACATCCAAGTTGCATTGCAATCAGGTGGTATTGATTTAGAAGACGCTATTGATCTTAGACAAATACGCAATTTAAAGTTAGCTAATCAAATGCTAAAACAAAAACGTAGATTAAAACAGGAAAGAGATCAAAAGGCTGCTCAAGCTAATATGCAGGCTCAAGCTCAAGCAAATGCAAAATTAGCAGAGCAAACAGCATTAGCTGAAACTCAAAAACAACAAGTTTTAGTTGATCAAAAAATGCAATTAGAACAAGCCAAATCTCAATTTGAAATACAAAGAATGCAGGCTGAAGCTGAAATTAAACGACAGTTAATGGCTGAAGAGTTTAATTATAATGTTCAACTTGCTAAAGAAAAATTCTCTAGTGAAGGAAATAAAGAGAAAGAAATAGAAGATAGAAAAGATAAAAGAGCTAGAATAATAGGGACTCAACAGTCTCAAATGATACAGCAGAGACAAAATGATGGAACACCTATCGATTTTGAATCTACTAATGATAGTTTAGGTGACTTTGGTTTAGAAGCCTTTGGTCCTAAATAATTTTTTAATTTTATAATATTATATTATGTCAGAAGTAAAACCGACCGAAGAGGTCAAACAAGAAGGTGACTTTTCTTTAAAAGGAAAGAAAACAAAACCTAAAAAATTGGTTGACAGTTCAAAAGAACAACCAGTAAAAGTAGATTTAACTAAACCTGAAGCACAAGGAGAACTTGTAGAGGATATAGTTAAAGTTGATTTAACAGATAAAAAACAAGAAAATGCCGTTCAAGCACAAGAGACAGATGATAGCAATGTTGTTATCGAAAAGCCCGAAAACAGTGGCGACAGCAAAGAAGTGGTTGAAAAAGTACGGGACACCGAAGAAAAACTAGAAAGTCCTTTACAAGAAATAACTGAAGAAGAAGTTGACGAAAAGACTATTGAGTTATATGAAGAAGCAGAGCAAGCTGTTAAAGATCAAGTTACACAAGGTAAAGAATTACCTGAAAACGTACAATCACTTGTAGACTTTATGTCAGAAACAGGTGGTACAATAGAAGATTATGTAAGATTAAATCATGATTATTCTAATGTAAACGAAAAAGTATTATTACAAGAATACTATAAACAAGCTAAACCTCATTTAGATCAAGAAGAAATTAACTTTATTATGGAGGATAATTTTTCTTATGATGAGGAAATTGATGAGCCAAGAGAAATTAGAAAAAAGAAATTGGCTTTCAAAGAAGAAGTTGCTAAAGCTCGATTAGAGCTTGATGCTATGAAGGATAAATATTACCAGGAAATCAAGTTGAGACCTGGTGTTACCCAAGAACAGCAGAAAGCCACGGACTTTTTCAATAGATACAAGCAGCAAGAAGAGCAAGCGAAAACCCTTCAACAGGATTTTAAAAAGCAAACTGAACAAATTTTTAACGACGATTTCAAAGGTTTTGATTTTAGTTTAGGTGAAAAAAAGTTTAGATATAAAGTTCAAAATCCAAGTGAAGTAGGTAAGTCACAGTTAGATGTTAATAATTTCATTAGTAAATACATTGATGAAAAAGGAGCTGTAACTAACCCTGCAGGTTATCACAAAGCACTTTATGCTGCAATGAATGCGGATAAAATCGCTAATCATTTTTACGAACAAGGAAGAGCTGACGGTGTTAAAAACGTTGTCGATTCTTCTAAAAATCTAAGTAGTGACAAGCCTAGGCAAGTTGCCGACGGAAACGTCTTTATAAATGGTTTAAAAGTAAAATCAATAAGTGGTTTGGATTCGTCTAAACTAAAAATTAAAAAACGAAAATTTAACTAATTAAAACTTTTAAATTATGGGAATTTTAAATCCACAATTTGGTACAATAGTTCCATCGCAGGTACAACAAACTCTTGCGAGTAACTATTTGACTTTTGACGGCGCTGCTGGTGGAAATTTCGCACAACAATACTTACCTGAGCTTTATGAGCAGGAAGTTGAAAGATATGGTAATAGAACTTTATCTGGATTCTTAAGAATGGTTGGTGCTGAATTACCAATGACGTCTGACCAAGTAATCTGGTCTGAACAAAATAGATTACATATTGCATATGATAACTGTGCTAACGGTGGTGCTGCGAATACAATTACTATTCCAGTTGCTGCAGATATTAACAACGTTGTTTCACCACAACAAACTATTGTCGTAATGGATGATTTTGGTGGTGAGTCAAAATGTTTAGTTGTTGATTCTGATTTAAGAACAGCTGCTGGGGGTGGTACTGGTGTACTTAATGTATTACCTTACGGTTCTGCTAGTTTAGCTACTGAAGGTCTTGTAGGTAACGTAAAGATATTTGTTTACGGTTCTGAATATCCAAAAGGAACAAACACTACAATCGCTCCTTCTGCTGCTGGTGTAGCTGTTGCTGGTAATGATTATCCAATCGCTACAGTAACTCCTGACTTTACTCAGTTTTCTAACAAGCCAATCATTATTAGAAGCCAATATTCAATCAATGGTTCTGACACTGCTCAGATCGGTTGGGTAGAAGTTGCTACTGAAGATGGTACTTCTGGATATTTATGGTATTTAAAAGCTGAGTCTGAAACAAGACTTAGATTTGAAGACTACCTAGAAATGTCTGTTGTAGAAGGTGAGCAAGTTGGTGCTGGTTCTGCTATTGCAAACGTAACAGGTACTGAAGGTTTATTTGCTGCTATTGAAGATAGAGGTAATGTACAAGTTGGATTCTCTGCTGGAACAGGTATTAGTGACTTTGATGATATTCTTAGAAACTTAGATACTCAAGGAGCAATTGAAGAAAACATGTTATTCTTAAACAGAAATACTAATCTTGATTTTGATGACATGCTAGCTTCTATATCTTATGGAAATGCTGGTGGTACTGCTTTCGGTTTATTCGAAAACTCTGAGGAAATGGCATTAAATTTAGGTTTCTCTGGATTCAGAAGAGGTTCTTATGACTTCTACAAAACTGACTGGAAATACTTAAACGATGCTTCAACTCGTGGTGCTATGAGTGGACCTGCTTCTATTGAAGGTGTATTAGTTCCTGCTGGAACAAGTACAGTTTACGATCAGATTTTAGGTACTAACATTAGACGTCCTTTCTTACACGTAAGATATAGAGCGTCACAAGCTGATGATAGACGTATGAAGTCTTGGTTAACTGGATCTGTTGGTGGAGCTTTCACTAGCGATTTAGATGCTATGACTGTAAACTTCTTATCTGAAAGATGTTTAGTAACTCAGGCTGCTAATAACTTTGTATTATTCAAAGGAGTGTAATTACTCAATACTAATGTAATTTTTACCCTCGTTATATTAACGGGGGTAATTATTACTTTTATAAACTATTTAATTATATTATATTATGGCTAAAAAAGCTAAAGCAGAAGCTGTTGAGGTTGCACCTCAAGAGGTTGCGGTAAAAACTGCACCTCCAAAACCCACGAAACCAGAGTGGGAAATAAAACCTAGAACATATATTATTAAAGGAAATAAACAACCTTTAACAATGACTATTCCAGGTAAACATACAAGAAAAAGTCCTTTATTGTATTTTGATCCAAAATCAAATTCACAAAGAGAACTAAGATACGCTACTAATATGAACAGTCCTTTTGTTGATGAACAAAAAGGAGAAGTTACATTAGGGCATATTACCTTTAGAGATGGAGTGCTATCGGTTCCACAAGAGAATCAAATTTTACAAAAATTATTAAGTTTATATCACCCATTAAAAGGTAAAAAATACTATGAGTTTGACGCTGTTATAGAAGCAGAAGATGATTTAGATATTATTGAAATGGAAATAGCAGCATTAAATGCAGCTCAATCAATGGACGTTGATCAAGCAGAAGCTATATTAAGAGTTGAAAAAGGTAGTGCTGTTTCTAATATGAAATCTAAAGAACTCAAAAGAGATTTATTATTATTCGCTAAACGCAAACCAGGTTTATTTTTAAACCTAGCTAATGATGAGAATGTTCAATTAAGAAACTTTGGTATAAAAGCAATTGAAGCCAGAATAATTAATTTATCTCAAGATCAAAGAACTTTTCACTGGGGCTCAAATGATAGAAAATTATTTACAGTACCATTTGATGAAAACCCATACTCAGCTTTAGCCGCTTGGTTTAAAACTGATGAAGGTGTAGAAGTTTATAAATCTATAGAAAAAAGAATATAAACAAGTGATACTAATATATTAGGGTGTCACCAATAGTGATACCCTAGTGTATTATAATTTAAATAAGTATGGCTATAAACGTAAACACTGTATATCAAACAGTCCTGTCTATATTAAACAAAGAGCAGAGAGGTTATCTAACTCCAGCAGAATTTAACAAAGTAGGTGGTCAAGTACAATTAGAAATATTTGAAAAATACTTTGAAGATTTAAATCAACAGTTGAGAGTTCCTCAGGCAGATGCAGATTATTCAGACAGAATAATGAATCTTGATGAGAAATTAGCTATATTTAAAACATTTGGTAATGCGTCTTACGACACAGTGAGCACACCCGGGTTAGAATATTTCACACTACCAAAAATAGATGCTTATGGTGCTACTGTTGATTTTTATAGACTTGGTACTGTGATATACACTGATGATAGAGGTAATCAAATAGAACTTCAAAGATTATCTAGAACAGATTTCTACAACATAGAAAGATCTCCACTAACAAAAGCAACAAAAAGTTTTCCTACATATTTATATGAGAATAGAGGTAATCAAAATACTTCAGGATCAAGTTTAGATGATCATTTACAAAACATCTTATTTGTCAATCCTACTAGTATTACTAGCAATATTACAGTGGATTATATTAGAAAACCTGTTAGTCCTATATGGGGTTTTTCAACAGGTAGTGCAGGTCAATATATATATAAAGATTCTTTTTATGATCCTGCAACTGGCTTAGGTTCAAGAAATTTTGAACTACATGAATCAGAACAAACAAATGTTATATTAAGAATATTGGCTTATTCTGGAATAATAATAGAAGATCCTGCTATAATACAGGTAGCTAGTCAACAAGTTCAAGGTAAAGAAGTAAATAAAAAAAGTTAATAAATGGCAGTTATAAATGAAACCAATCAGCAGTATTACGCAGGCGCACAAGGCTTTGTAGTTAAAGAACTTTTAGGTGAAACTGATTTTACTTTTACCTTTGATACAGATTTAATATTTGGATCTTTTGATCCTACAGATATTAACTATCAAAAAAATAATTTTAAATTATATTCTAGTATTGATGGATTGACATATAATGAATATACAAACTCTTACACTGTAACTGGTAACACTATTTCATTAGGAGTAGCATTACCATTTGAACATGTTTTAGTTTGTCAATTAAAAAGATTAGATGGTGGAAGTTATGGTAATAGAGATGCTTACGGTTCTACTACAGAACAAAACTATGGAAGTTATGAATATATAACTTTAAATGATGTAGTTAATAATTTTATAGTAGCATATGTAGGAGCAGGTAAATTAATACCTAGTGTTAAAAGAACTGACTTAATATTCCATGCGAAAAGAGCATTGCAAGAATTTAGTTACGATACACTTAAGAGTATAAAATCTCAAGAGCTAACTATACCACCAAGTTTAAGTGTAGTAATACCTCAAGATTACGTAAACTATGTACGTATGTCTTGGATAGATATGCAAGGAGTACAAAGAATTATATATCCAGCTAATAACTTAACAGACTCACCCTATAGAACTCCAATACAAGATGGCGAAGGAGTACCAACACAAGATAATTTTGGAGAAAATTTACAAGGAACTTCTATAACAGAAGAAAGATGGAGAAATAATAATCCTAGTTTAATAAACCAAGAGTTTAACCAAGGTCAATACAATGCTGGTTTAGATTGGTGGGGCTATGATTGGGGTTATGGAGGTATGTGGTTTTGGGGTTACGGACAGTTGTATGGAAATGATCCTCAATATTCTCAAGTAAACGGTTGGTTTAACATGAATGAAAGAGAAGGTAAAATATCTTTTTCTAGTAATTTAGTTGGAAGATTAATAATACTAGAATATATATCAGACGGCTTAGCATATGATATGGATAGTAGAGTTCCAAAATTAGCTGAAGCTGCTATATACGCTTATTTATCTCACGCTGTATTAGCGAGTAGAATTAATCAACCAGAGTATATCATACAAAGATTGAAAAGAGAAGCAAGTGCTAAATTAAGAAATGCTAAAATAAGATTATCTAATATTAAACTTGATGAGATAGTACAAGTAATGAGAGGTAAATCTAAATGGATAAAACACTAAAATTAAATGGCGGAATTTAAAAATGTTTTTATAAAGTCTAAAATGAACAAAGATCTTGATGATCGTTTGTTACCACAAGGCGAATATAGAAACGCAGTAAATATACAAGTCAGTAAATCCGAGTCTTCAGATGTTGGTGCGCTAGAAAATGTTTTAGGTAATGATAAGATAATTAGTTTTGAAACAGTAACAGGTGAAGATGATGTAATTTGTGTAGGTTACCTAGTTTCAGAAGTAAACTCTAGTGTTTATTTTTTCCTTACATCAAACACATTAGATAGTAATCCAAACGGAGTTTATGCGCCTGGTGCTACAAATTTTATTATTGAATCTATAATATCTCAAGGCGTAGCAACAACTAATACTATATTAGTAGAAGGAGCTTTTTTAAATTTTTGGGAAGGTTCACCTATATATGGAGTTAACTTATTAGAAGATTTATTATTTTTTACTGATAATAGAAATCAACCTAGAAAAATTAATATTAGTTTTGCTAGAGATGATTCTACTTATTACACAATAGAAGATACTATAAGTGTAGCTAAATACATGCCTTATAAAGCACCTGTGTTATGGCAAGAAATTACACAAAAAGTTATTGACGATAGTGGTACTCCTGCTGATTTAACACCGGCTTTAGGTGAATACCAAACAACTATGCAAGATGTTGTTAGTGAATTTTTACCTGACGGCACTACACCTAATCCATATGAAGATCCCTTATATCAAGGTGATCCTGATTATTTAGAAGATAAATTTGTTAGATTTAGTTATAGATTTAAATTTGATGATGGAGAATATTCTGTATTTGCTCCTTTTACTCAAGAGTGTTTTATACCTCAACAAGATGGTTATTTTTTATTTAATCCATCAGGAACTGACAATGATGATAACGACATGTCAGCTGCTTATAGAAGCACGATAGTTGATTTTATGGAAAACAAAGTTAATCAGTTGACTTTGTTAATTGAAATGCCTGAAAATCAAGACCCAGCTTTTCCAGGTACAAGATTATCTAATGTTACAGACTATTTTAAAATAACAGAGTTAGAAATATTATTTAAAGAATCTGATAGTGCGGCTGTTTTGGTTGTAGATACAATACCTGCTAGTCAGATAATTGCACAATATGATCCAACAGGTTTGGGTAATACATATTTATATAAATACTCTGGTACAAAACCATTTAGAACTTTACCTGAAAGTCAATTAGTTAGAGTTTATGATAAAGTACCAGTAAAAGCTTTAGGTCAAGAAGTAATAAGCAACAGAGTTGTATATAGTAATTTTCAAACTAGACACACTCCACCAGCTGGTATTGATTACAATGTTGGTGCTGGTCCTAAACTACCTTTTGATGTTAGTACTCCAGCAACTTCTGTTTCTTGGAACACAAGCATTGTTGAATATCCTAATAGCACTTTAAAACAAAATAGAAATTATCAAGCTGGTTTTGTATTATCTGATAGGTTTGGTAGAACAACTTCAACGTTGCTTTCAAATCAAGCAACTGTTTCAGCATCTACTGCATCACAGTTATCCACAGTTTATTCTGCTTATAATTTAGATCCTGCAGATGGTGGTCCAGATATAGGACAATGGCCAGGAGATGCTTTATTTGTTCAGGTTAATGATACAATTAGTGAAACACCTATTGCTCAAACTTTATACCCAGGTACTTACAAGGGAGATCCAACGCAATCAGATTATAATCCTTTAGGATTTTATTCTTGGAAAGTTGTAGTAAAACAACAAGAACAAGATTATTATAATGTTTATTTACCTGGTATATTAGCTTCATATCCTGACGATCCAACAAAAGAATTAGGTTTAACATCGCATATAGTATTGTTAAATGACAATATAAATAAAGTTCCAAGAGATTTAAGTGAGGTTGGTCCTGATCAAAAACAATTTAGAAGCTCTGTACAGTTATTTGGTAGAGTGGAAAATACAAATCAAACACCAGCTGGAACACCATCAACTGATTTCGGCGTTGTTAATCAACAATATTATCCTTCTAGATTTTCAGATACAGTATCTACAATATCTACTGAATTTGAACTTTTCAATGTAGGTTCCGCAGGTCCCACAGGCGAACAAGAGGCTTCTTTTTATGAAGTAGAATCAAACCCATTAATAGCTAGAATTAGCACAACTAATCAAATAGGTCAAATAGAACCAACATCGGGTGGTGGTACTTATTCTATTTTTAATTTAGCAGTGTATGAGACAGAGCCTACAGAATCAAGATTAGATATATATTGGGAAACAAGTACAACAGGTACTATAGATGATTTAAATGAACAAGTTGAAGAAACTGGGGGCCAAACTATATTTCAAACTGTAAACTTCAGTTTTGAGTTTAATGAATTTTTTGGAATATTTGATCCTGCAGTAACAGGTGCTTGGAATCCAGCTGTACAAGGAACACCAGAACAACCAGGTCCAACATATCCTTCATGTACACCAGTGCCTTCAAATGGTGAGTGTGGTAGATTTAGAAATGTTTTAGCTGGTCCTTTTTGGTTTGAAGATACAACTTCAACTGCAATTGTAGATGTTATAGTTGAAGGATTTACAGTAACTGATGGAGCAGGTGTAGATGTAACAGCGGATTTTGAAATACTTCAAATATACGGAACATCGTCATCAACGCCTGGTCCAGGTAACTATATAAAATATGATGGAACAACTGTTCCAACTGTTGCGTATGCACATGATTCTTTTTTATTAGTAAATAAATCATATAGATTATGGCAAACAAGCACTCCTAACTCTCAAGAGTTTGATATAGAACTACAGGTTAGTGACGCAAGTGTGCCATCACCTAGACCTATTAAAGTATTTACGTACACTCCACTAGCCAATGGAACTGAATTAGATAATTTAGATACAATTTTTGTAGGTGGTGAAAGCTTTGGTAGTGTACCACAACAGTGGGGTCAAAACCCATCTGCAAGTACACCATCGCCTCCTATTTTAGATTACGCAAAAGTTTGTCCACCTTCTCAAGTAATTGTTGATTTTGGAACATTAGGAGTTTTAGTAAAACTATACGCTATGAATGGTGCTAATTATGGTGATCCACCATCGGTTCCATTAAGTGAAAATCAATTTGGATTACAATTTAGTTTTATTACAGTAACGCAAGGTGGAGTTGCATCAACAGCTTTTCAAATAGATCCAGCAAGTGGTGAAATAACTGAAACATCCCCAGGTAGTGCAACGGGTAGATATGATATAAGAGTACAAGTTACAGGTACTGACGGTACTTTTGATATATGTTTATTTTCTTTAGTTATAGGTGTACCTCCAGCAGATGGTTCTTTTACATCAGGAGGAACAAGTTTAAATTTATTGTTTTATGATAGTGCATATGTTTTTAGTTTACACAATGATATTTCTGTTGCTTATAACCAATTAAATAACGTTGGTTATCCCGGTATATATCCTAATGTTCTTAGTTTAGCATCTACTGGTTCGTTTAATAATTTCATTAACAACACGTCTTGTAATAGTTATACTTCGGGTGTTGGTGGTCCTCAAACTCTTGAAAGTCGTCAACTACCTTCATCTGGTACTGTTGGTGCAATAACTCAAGGAACAGGTTATATATGGTTGGATGTAGAAATTAATAGTAGTGGCTTTGGAGCATTTGGTTCTTACAATAGTTGTGATATATCTTGGGCTATAGAATATAGACCAATTGGTACGCCTACGTGGAGAGCTGCGGTTGATATTGAAGGAAACATATTATCTTTTAATAGTCTTTTGTCTGGACCATCTCCAACTAATCCTATACAGTCTAACACAGCTCATATTGGGGCTTTAGCGAATAATTCTAGTTCTTCTGGAATGGATCAAAATTTTGGTGCTGCAACAACGTCAATTGGAACTGTAGGTGCACCAAATAATAACTTTATAAGAATGACATCGCAGAGAGGAAATACTTCTTCGGCTCCATCTTCAACAGCTGTTATGAGTAAATTTGTAGCTGTTGGAAATAGTCCAACATATGGTTTACCAGCTGCTTATGGAGAATATAGAGTTGTTATACAAACTATAGGTGGTGATTGTCTCACGTGTCAAGGATGTGGTTCTACTGGACCAAAAGCTATTTCTTCTTCCAATCCGTTTGTAGGAGAATTAAAACATGGAGATTTCTTCTATGATTTAGGAACACAAAGAGCTTTTTCTTATCTAGTATGTACTGAAAAATTTGCAACTGAATCAGCTGCTCTTGCGTTTAATGGCCTCGGACTAACAACACAAACTTTATACGCTAGAGAACCAGTATGTAGATATGTAAGTACATTTTTTACAGATCCTGCTTTAACAACACCGTATGTAGCTTGGACTAACCCAGCTAATAGCTTTGTAGCATATAACGCTGGAAGTAATGCTGGTGCTACTTGGACTACTCCATTAGGTGGTGCTGCTTCTACAACAATCACTAAAGATTTAGCAAAAGCCGCTGAAGGTGCTCAATTAGATGGAGCAAATTCATCTACTACTCAATCATTTAGAAGATGGGCTTGTCAAGTTAATTCTGCTACAGGAACAAAAGTAGCTGGTACATCTGTATATAATGACTAAGTAAAGCGTAGTTAAAACATGTAATCTAATATATAATGGCATTAATAGAAGTAAAATATTTTAATTCTTTTCTACTTAGAAAAAGTGTAGATTCATCTAATCAACCACAATGGTTTGGTTCTAGAGGTATACCTCAAGTTGTAGGTGGTTGGGAACAGGGAGCTGTTGACGCTAATAATACATTAAATTGGGCTATTGAAGAGTCTAGAATTAGAGGCGGTTACAATAATACATCAACTTCTTTAGGCGCTAAAGCTTATTTAGTAGAAGATGAACCTGAAGGAAGTATTAGAGGTAACTCTATGATTTACTCTGGAATATTTAATTCTAGAACTGGAATAAACCAAACTAATCAGTTTCCTGTTGGTAGTGAAATAACTAAATCTACTGATCCATCAGATGGTAGTATACAAAGATTGTACGCAGAAGATACTAATTTAATTATATTTTCTGAAAAGAAAGTAAGTAGAGCTTTAATAGATAAAGATGCTATATACACAGCTGAAGGTGGCGGTGTACCTGTTAGTCAATTAAACCTAGTTATAGGACAAATAATACCTTACGCTGGAAATTATGGTATAGCTGATAATCCAGAAAGTTTTGCTGTATATGGTTATAGAAAATATTTTGTAGATAAAAATAGAAACGCTGTTTTAAGACTGTCTAGAGATGGTATTACAGAAATATCTAACTACGGTATGATTGATTGGTTTAGAGATAATCTAAGCGCAGTAGATTCAACTAGTTTTGGTGCTGGAAAAATAATAGGTGGATGGGATATATATACAAAACAATATACAGTATCATTACAACAAAATGATGCTGCTCCAGAATCCACTTATCACACATTACAGTTTGATGAAAAAATATTAGGTTGGCCTTCTTTCTATACATTTAAACCAAGGTTCATGTTTAGTCTAGCTAATAGATTTTATAGTATTAGTAATGAGGGATCTACTCAAGATAATGTTTGGGTTCACAATGATTTAAATACTAATAGAGCAAACTTCTATTCTATTCAAGGTAAATCTAATATAACATTTGTTGTTAATCCTTCAGTCAGTACTAGTAAAGTGTTTAAAACAGTTAATTACGAAGGTAGTAATGGTTGGGAAGTTATTTCATATGTTTCTGATATAACAGGAGTTGATAGCATTGAAGTAGATTCTTTTGGACAACCAGTTTGGTTGTTACCACCAGAAACAAGAGATACTACAAATAGTATACTTAGTTATTATGAAGGAGAATATATAATAAACCCTTTACAAGCTAGTCCTACTTTTGGAACACCAGTATACAGACCAGATTATGTAACTGTTTTTGGAAGCGATGATCCTCCTTATAATAAAGAATATGCTGGTTTTGTAAGAAAAGAAAATAAATACTATGCTAATCTTGTTAATAATTCTTCAGCAACTGCAGGCGAAGTTAGATTTGGTGAAGAAATGACTGGTATTAAAGCTTACTATTGTACGGTAACTATTGAAAATGATGACTACACAAACATTGGTGGTGCAAAAGAATTATTTGCAGTTAACTCTACGTTTGTACAAAGTAGTTAAATTAAATTAAATTAAATGGATTTTAAAGCAAGAATATTAAAAGAAGAAGACTATAGTCTTTTAGAAACATGGTGGAAAGCTTGGGGTTGGCCATCTGTTAATAAAGCTATATTACCAGACAACGGAACTGGTGGTGTGATGATTGAGTATAAAGGTAAACCAATAGTAGCTGGATTTATATATTGGAGTAACTCGGGTTTGTGTTGGTTTGATTGGGTAGTTTCTGATCATGATGGTAATAAAAGAGCTAGACCTTTAGCTGTAAAGTTTTTAATAGAAACTGTAGAGCAAATGGTTAAAGATGCAGGTAAAGCTTGCATTATGTCAATAAGTAGAAGTAATAGTTTACTTAAGATACATAAAAAATTAGGTTGGTCGGTTGATGATAAACCGTCACACGAAATGATAAAAATGATAATTTAAAAACAATATTATGGCAGTAGTAGCAGCAGTAGCAACAGCAGTTGTTGGAACAGCAGTAGGTGGTGCGGTCCAAGCGGGCAAGCAGCATAAAGCCATGCGTAGAGCTAGAAATGAAAAGGAAGCAGCTAAATGGAAAGTTGAAGAGCTTCAGGCTAGTAGGCAAGAAATAACAAACCCTTTTGCGGGAGTACAATCGTTGTCTAGTATGGCTAGTGATTTATCTGGTCAAATGAGTAATCCTTATGCTAGTTTAGGTGTAGCAACTCAAGCTGCAGAAATACAAATGGAGCAAAGTGATATAGCTTTAGCTAATTCACTAGACACAGGAGCTAGTGCTGGTGGAGCAACTGCATTAGCACAAGCCGCATTAAGAAGTAAAAAAGGTGTATCAGCTGGAATCGAAGCTCAAGAAGCAACTAATGAAAAACTAAGAGCAGAAGGTGAAGCTAAACTACAACAAGCAAAAATAAGTGAACAACAAAGATTACAATCAATAGCAATCACAGAAGGACAAAGAGTTCAAGCTGCAGAGGCTCAAGGTAATATATTTGAGTTTCATGCTCAAGAAGATAGAACTAATGCTGATTTAGCTTATAATATTGCCAAAGAAACAGGTGCTCAACAAAGACAAGCACAAGCTAGAGCAAATAGAGATAGTGCTACATCTGGTATATTTACTAGTATAGCTTCAAGTGTTGCAACTGCTGGACTTACAGGAGGATTAGGTAATACTGGGCCATAAACAAGATTGATGTTGAATTTAAAAGAATAAGTTAATATGGGATATAGAATACCACCACCAGACTTTGTATTACCGCCTATGCAGATAAACGTTGCCGCAGAAATGGGTAGAACATTTGCTGCAGGTATAGACAAAATAGCGGCTTACAATAGAGAGCAAAAAGAAAAAGCTAAGAAGCTTCAAGATACTCAAAACGCTTTTAAGAATCAATTAATATTACAGCAAAATGAATTAAAGAATAGTTATTTTAAATCATTAGATAAAGCTGGTATAAATGATGATCCTGAAAAAGAAAATGAATTGTTTGATGTCAAATTGTTACTGATTTTAAATCTTATTCTGAAAGTAGTTTAACTCAAATGGGTGGGGTGTTAGCTGATTCAGAGCTTGTTCTTAATAATGATTACGTAGTAGTAGGAGATCCTATGAATGGTGAGCAAATAAGCAACACGCTTGCATTACAAAATATAAATGGTGTTAACGCTAAAACATTTGATCCTAATGCTATAACAAGTAGAAAACTAACTACTAAAGGCAATCAAAACGTGGTTACTTCTACTGTTAAAATACCTGTAAATTCTAATTATTTTAAAAAGGTAAATAAAGACGGAGGAGGAGATGGCGCAAATATAATACTACAAAATGGTGTAGACGCTGGAATTATTAAAACAGAAAATATAGATGGTAAGGATTACTATGTATTTAAAAGTGATATAAATGTTTCTAACTATTCTACTAAAGGTGGAATGGATTTAGTACAAGAAAAATTACCTACATTAAAATCTGATGACACGTTGACTGAATTAGGGTATTTACAATCTGATGGCGCATTTGCTAAAAGTTACGTTTCAAAAGATGAAGTTATAACTCAAGAAATTGAAAAAGATTTAGATGGTAATTCTACTGGATATAAAAAACAAGTAGGCTATAAGATTATAGACGTTGGATCTATGGTTGAAAATAAAGCTTATATAGACATGTTAAATGTTGAGTATGGTAGTGTTTTTAAAGATACGTCTAGATCAGAAGCTCAAAGACAACAGTATTTAGTTGATATAGGTATACCCATGAATCTTAAATCATTCAATAAGTTAACTGAAGCAGAAAGACAGCAAACCGTTACCGCGGCTATAGAAAGAAAAATGTGGACAGGTTATTTTCCTGCTAAATATAAATCATCAGGTAGACTACCTCAACAAGTTCAAGTGAAATTAGATGAATCTCCAGAAGGTGTGGCATTACTAAAGCAATTAAATGATATAGGTTATAAAAACCCTTCAACAGGAAAACTTTATAAACAAGGTGACTATGCTTATGTAATTAGAGAAGAGCAAAGCAGATCTATATCTGAGGATTCTACTGAAAGAATAGATGCTTACTCTGCTTTCTTGAAAAAATCAGATGAACAAATATTGAGTGACTTAGCAAGTATTCCTTTGTCAGTTTCTAATAGAGGAAGTTTTTACGCTAGAGATGGTAAAATATATTTGAACAAAGGTGGTGATGATCGTACAAACGATAAAGTAATTCCAATGAACATGTTTAGAGATGCTTTAACAACAGCTAGCTCTACAGAAAGAAATAAATAATATTATATGTACAAGTATAACGGAAACACGTATAGCTTAGAAGACTTAAAAATAGTTCTAGGTGTAGAAGAAATTACTCAAGATATTCTAGCTCAGTACGGTATAACTGAGGCAGAAGAAGAAGTTAAAATAGACCCACCAACTACAACAGTAGACGAAGTGGGAAAGAGCAACGATGTTGTAGAAGATGCGATTGCAACATCAGACGAAGAAAGAGCATCGATGTTGGAATTAGAATTGGAGCGTATTTCATCGGAATTAGAAAAGATAGATCCATATAAAGACGCAGAAACAGTTACATATAAATCTTTTGGTGGTTATGAGCAGAAACAAATAGGTGTAGATAATGCTGCTTTAAAAAAAGAACAAGAGTTAAAAGAAAAAAGAAAGAAAACAAAAGACGAACTAGAAAGAGTTTTATTTAACATAGGTCCTAATATAGATATACCAGCTACTTTAGTTAGTTCAGATGAGGAAGCTGTAGAAAAATATCTACGCCAACAAGTACCGTGGGCTAGGGTAGAACAAACAGACGCTGGCGATGGGGTTAATATATATATTGACGAAGATTTTTATGGTTTTGGTGAAGGTGAAATACCAGATTGGATGCAGAAACCTAGATCAGAAGGTGAACCTATATATATAAATTTACAACCTAATACAGACGAAGGTAGAGAAATAGCTATTGATCAATTTAAAAGAATAAATGCGTTTGGTAATGCTTTAAGTCCAGACGCTAAAAGAGATTATACTTTAGATGTTGCTATAGCAAAAATGGAAGAACTTAAAGATCCTTCTGACTTAAATTATTTATTAAAAGGTACTGGTTATAGAATCGATTATGAAAAAACATATAAAGATTCTGGCATGAAAACAAGAGAGGAAGACGATGCTATTATGCTTCCTGAACATAACTATGTTTTAGTAAAAGATGGTAGTGCAGAGACATTAGATTTTGGAATAGAAAATGATGGCGAACCTATTGTAGTAGCAAGTGATATAGAAGGTATAAGAACTACATTAAAAGATAATATTGTAGGTAGTGAATTGTATGAGACAATTATAAGTAATAACGCTTTTGAAGCTCAAAAAGATTTTCTACTAGCTAAACACGAAGCTCTTGAAAAAGAAAAAGAAAGAATAACAAATTCTCCAGATCTTACTTTAGATTATTTTGAAGATCAATTTGAAAAAGATTTACTAGAAGCTTTAGGTTATAAAAATAAAAAAGAAGCATACCAAGACCCTAGCGTTAGACCTTTGCTAGATCACTTTAGTTCTTTAACAAAAGCCACAAGGCCTGGTGCTGTACCTACTTATGGTACTAATCTAACAATGAAATTACTTAGGTTTTTAACAGGAACTGAAGAAGCATCAGAGACGGATAAAAGAAAAAACAGAATATCAGCTTATCAAAATCTTGGTGATTTACCTGAAGATTTACAACAAAGATTAATAGATGCTGGATTTGGAGGGGATAACTCTAAGTTTTTACAAGACAATATAAACAAATATGCTCATAATCAACTAATAAATAAAAGTGATAAAATAATAGAGGGGGTTATGAAAAGAAGCGGTAATCAATCTCTTATTAGATTATCTCAAAGGTTTTTAGAAGTTGACGAAAATATTTTTAAAGAAGAGCTTGATAAAAAAGTAAAGACGGTTCAAAAAATAGATGATCAGTATAGAAAATTATTTGCTCAAAGAGGGAAGAATATTGAGAAGATGTTGCCAAAAGGTGCTGAGTTTGAAATATCAACGCTAGGTGGTGTTACTCAATTGAATTTAAAATACGATGGTGAATTAAACGAGTCTCAACAAAAAGCTTTCGATAAAGCCCAAGACGAATTAATGGACTTACAGTATGTCATGGGTATTTATCAGCAAGATTATGCTGGTACTATGCGAAACATACAAACTGAAATTGCTGAATACTATGCTCAAGGTAGAGGTGTAGATGAAAGCACTTTTGATTTTGCTGCTAAAGATTATGACTTAAGTAGTATTTTAGCTAAAGATATTGGTGATAGTTTTAAAAGTGTTTTCTTAACCGTACCTACATTACTAGGTGAAGACAGTGCTGTATTAGAACAAGAGAGAATGAATCAGAAGAATCAACTCTTTGAAACAATGATAGACTATGATGATGGTAATTTTTTAAGATATGCTATAAGAACTACTGGTCAACAGTCTGCTAATTTAACCTTAGCAATAGGTACAGCTGGTGCTGGTAGCGCTTTGGGTTTAACAAACGCTGTAACTAGAGTCGCAATAGGTACTACATTTGGTTTAACTAGTGGTACTCAAACGTTTAGAGATCTTAAAACTCAGCAGGAAATATACGACTACGCTGTATTGAAAGGTAAGCAAGCTGATAGAGCTTTACGTGAAGGTATAATAGGTCAATATGAACATACTCAAATAATGCTTGATGTAAATAAAACTAAAGCAATGGGTAGACTTACTGATAATCAAATTATAGGAGCTAGCTGGGCAAACGGTTTTATAGAAGGTACAATTACTACAGCGGTAGGTACAGCTCCTAACTCTATAAAACTATTAAAAGATTTTAAAGCACCGACAAAATTAACTGAAATAGGTAAAAACTTATTTAAAAGTGATGTTACTAAGTTGTATAACTTTATTGGTAAACCAATTGGTCAAAGAGTTGGTGGTGAAATTTTAGAAGAAGAATTAATATATGGTGGTCAACAGTTTTTTACTGAGTATGGTATACTAGGTAGAGACTTTGATTTAAGTAATTGGGATGATGTTGCTGTAGCTTCATTAGTAGTTAGTGGTGTTAGTCAAGGTCCTGGGGTTGGTTATTCTGGTATAATGACATATGGCGCAACTGCAAAATATGAATCAGCTATAAACAAGCTAAGAATAAACACTCAAAATTTAAACTCTATACTAGCAGATCCTAACAACAACTTAACAGATAAACAAAGAAAAGATTTAATTTTTAGTATTGCTGAAAATTTAAAAGAACAAGGTTTAGAAACAGATAAGCTTTCTATTGATGTTATGAACTTAGGTTCTGATAATGTAAAAAGATTAATAGGTAATTCTATAATAAAACAAGACCTATTAAAACAAGCTGGGGTAACTCCTGACATGAATGATGTTCAACAAGCAGAGGTGTTAAACTCTTATAAAAAAAGTTTAAAAGAAAGTAATCCTCAAGCTTTAGAAGATTTTAATAATCAGCTAAATGCTATTGATACTCAAATAAACAATATTAAAAAGAAAGTTGAAAGTCCTGGTAGTTATAAAAGAGCTAAAGAATCTTTGGGTAATATATACAATGTATATGATGCTCAATATAAAAGAGAAGGTAGAGTTTTTGATAGTGAGTCAGATAAATTAGCAACAATTTTAGAAGATATTAGACAAGATATAAACACTTCTAACATAGATAAAGCTAAAGCAAATCCTGAAATAGCTGAAACCGTAGAAAATATAAGAGTAGATAAAGAAGGTAACGAACGCTACACTAAGTCCGGCGAAAGTGATAAGAGGTTTAAACCTTTAAACGACGCACAGAAAGACGCTATGTATTCCGATTTCGGTAGATTAATAACATTAAATTCTGCTAGAGGAGTTGCTAATAAAATAAACATAGAAACATCTGTACAATCTATATTAGGCGATGATGTTAAACTAGAAGTTGCTAGTTGGAAAACTAAAGAAGATCTAGAAGCATTGTTAGAAAATGAAATAAAAGATAAACAAGAAAGATTAGATGCTTTTACTAAATTAAATGATGGTAAAGTATTTGGCTTAATTGTTGGTAATAAAATTATAACTCAAAACGAAAAGCAAGCTCAAGAAGATTTAGACAAAGGAATTGTAAGAGCTGGTACGGTTGTACTTCATGAATTAAACCACGCTATTGATGATGGGCGTATTAACACTGCTGAAGGTAAATTAAACTACGCAACAAACTTATTTAAAGCTGCTAGCGAAAGTGATAACGCTCAATTAAAAGCTTTACATAGTTATACCATGAATTTATTAAATGGTATATACGGGCCAAGAGGAGAAACATTTGAAAACAGTGAAACATTTAGAGATGAATACACAAAGTATCTTCAAGAACAGGCTTTTGCTTATGAAGATCAACTACAATTAGAAAAAGACGAGAGCAGTTTAATAAAAGCTTTTAACAGTATTACTACAAATGCTAATGCTTTAAACACACCTCAAAAAGCTTTAAACTACATGGTGGCTAATAACTCTGGATTTAGATCTGGTAAGTTAAGTAAAAAATCTCAAAATGCTTTAAAGAATAGAAAAGAAGGTGAACTTAAGTTTTCTGAAAAAAATATAAATGATCTTGCTGTAAAGTATAAAGCTGGTGAATTAAATGCAGAGCAGACTATGGATTTCTATAATCAATATAGAAATACAGCGTTAGCAGCTATGGGCTTTGATACTCGTAAAGGTGATATACCAACCGACAAGGCTTTAGGTTTTGCAACCGATGCTTTCGGTAGAGTAACTAGAACTTACAAGCCAGAAGATGGATCATTCACTAACTGGATATATAACACTATAGGTAGAGAAGGTAGAGCTAAAATAGGTCAAGAAATAGAACGTAAAAAAGCTACGTCACGTATTAGCGAAGCTCAAGAACAAACAAGGTTGAAGTCTACAGAAACTGCAGAAACAGGATTAGAACTAGAAGAAAGAGCCGCGCGTGAAAAGAAAGCCGAACTAAAACTAATTAACCCGTTAAAGTCAAAAGAAGTTGCTAGAAATATAAAAGAGATTGAAGCTGCAGTTGCTATTACACCATCTAAAGCACCTATAGCTGACTTTAAGAATATATCTCAAGACTTCGGAGGAAAGGTTGCTAGTATAATTTTTAATGTCCCAGAAACAAAAATCACTGATGGCACTAAAAACCTTACTTACGCTAAAAAAATTGTTGATGGTATAATGAAAAAGTTACTGTAACAAGAGACGTGCAAGGTAGATCATTAGGCTTACCTAATAGGATTATAAAATACTTTTATGAAGATACGGGTAAAAGATCTAGAGGTACAACTTCTCAAACAAAAGTATATAAAAAGAAAAAGAAATTTAATAACCCTACTTCTCAAGTTTTAAAAGAAGTACAGCGTGAGATGGGTATAACTCCAGCTAGAGAGTTAAATAAATATGACAGAACAATAGGTCAATTTTTAAAAGGTTTTGCTAAAGTAAAAGGTGCAGTTGCTTCAGTTGCTGTAGCTAAAAACAAGGTAAAAGCTATGGACTTGAAAACTGCTAAAGGTAAAAAACAAATCGAAGCAGATGTTGGTGCTGGTAGATCTCGTGTTCAGTTTAGTGAAAAAGCAAAAGTTAGAAGAGCGTTTGATTTAGA